AATTCTTTGCCTGTTCCTCAGAGATCACACCCTCACGAATCATATTCCAATATTGTGCACCATTCATTTGCAACTGTATGCGCTTTTCCTCGGGGAGATACATATTCAAAATCTCCTGAGCATCGTTGCGAAGAAGAAGATTAGCTCTCTGTGCGATCGCAACATCCGCTTGTCTCTGAGTAAAATAAGTATCTGCCATAGTCTTTCCAATCTGAGATTCATAGGTAGGTGCACCGTACTGATCAAGTAGATCAGACTCAGTATTAGTTTTACGAGCATCAGACATAGATTTCATGGCAGCAGCATAAGAAGCAACATCACCAATCATATTAGTAGGCGTAAACTGATAAGGCGAACCACCTGAACCAGAAGCACCTGATACAGTATTAGCAGAAGTAGAAGAAGCTGTACCAGCAGAACCTCCATTCATCATCAAATAAGGATTTAAACCAGCTTCCTCTAAGCGTGCACGCTGATTTTTAGCGGAGTTCCATTCGTTCGTAGCGTCAAACATTGATTTAGCAAAATCACGTGATTTCTGGGATTCAGAACTTGCCCATTCGTTCTGAATCCGCTGCATCTCAAGCTGATGTTTACGATTCTTAGAACCTTGCCGGTTATTTCCAATAGCATTAACAACACCGCTGGCTAAAGAACCAGCAGCGCCGATAGCTGCACCAATCATTCCGTAAACGACTGGGCGGTAGATTGAGTAGATTGAGTAGACTCAGTAGATTGAGTAGACTCAACAGCAGAGGCTGACAAAGAAGCAGCATAAGCCTGCAAATCAGATTCTAAAGATTGACCTTCAGAAAGAAGATAATTAAGCCAAGAAGCCATTTCAGTAGCCGACTGAACATTGCGATCCTTGCAATAGTCAAGCAAGAAGTCATCATTGTAGTTACGCGTATAATTCGAAGAGCGAGGAACAAGACTATTCATATAACGACGTAACTGAGTCTGATTCATATTGTCAATAGCTTTTTGACCAAACAAAATGCCATAGTCTGAACAGAACGTAACAGAACCGTCTGCATTTTGATCAAAAAGAAAATCACCAACAGGATTAGGTTCAGGCAAAACACCCTGAGCAAGCATTTCGGGAGTTACAACACACCGACAACTCTGAGAATGATCAGAAATATCAGAATTAAGCGAATATTTCGCAAAACCTCTTAAAGGAATATTTTTTTCAGACATAACGATAAATATTAATAAGGTAAACCATCGTAAGACAAATTACGAGCAACACGGACATCAAAATCACAATTGACAAGCAATTGATCAGTATTCCATGAACCATCAGCGACAACACCGAAAATAGGATTGACAACAGATGGATTTATTTTAAACCACGTGTAAAAACCAAAACGCGCACTACCGGGAGCATTATTATTATCGAAATAGATTTTTAAATAATCCTGTCCGATCGGAGCAGTCCAAGATTTTAAAGTGTCAATGAAAGCACCTCGAACAACATCAACAGACGTTTTCCAACTGATGTAGCGAGGAACATAACCGAAAGGTTTAGACTCTTGAACCGGCTGAACATCGCTAGTATTTAGCAACGAATAAGACGGAAGTTCTTCAAAACCGATTGAATCCATCTCAGGAACAGGCCATGAATCACCGTCAACAGTGGTCATAAATTGAAGATCAGGGCCGGTAGGCGCATAATCCAACAGAGGAACTGCGTGATAGATACACATCAAAACACCATGTTCGGTAGTTTTAAACGTTTCAGGTTTATTTACACGATAACCGCCAAGACCTTTACCTCTAATAATAGCTTCATCAGAAACAAGGTTTGTATTTTCAACAGCGGAAATATCAATCGAACCATCAAAACCACAAACACGAGTAGCACGATGGGAAGTAATCGGATTTGGAGAAACACCAAAGTGAGCCTTAACCTGTGAAGCATAATTTTGACCGTTCGCCTGAGCAATCTCTTTCCACTTCTGCAAACATTCAGCAGCACGAAGTTGAAGAACAGAAAATTTTGCATTCAATTGACCTGACAACCGTGCATCGAAGTCAGAACCATCTACATTAGCAGGATTAAAAATACGACCAAAAGCATTCGTACTAGTAGCAAAAAGATAACCATTGTCTTTATTACTAACATCTTCCTGTACAGTAGTAACCTGCTGAGCATCATTAATACCAACAGGATTATAAAGACGAGATTGCGAACGAATACCCATACCATCACGACCACCGTAACCAACTGGCATATTACCTGAAACTAAAGCGGTACCAGTAACACCAACTTTCATAGTAGAAGTATCAAGGCCAACAGAAACGGCAGCAACATCACCAAACTGAGTGTTAGGCATAGCACCCATATAAAGATCTTTGTTCCAGTTAGCATATCGAAGTTCAAAAACTGAATCGTTCGGATTAGTATCAAAAAGATCTTTTGAAAAAGCTACAGGTGTAGAATCCTCACCGTTCCAAAAGTCGCAGTTATAAGTCCAAGGCTTATTTACTTCCCATTGAGATTGCCGATAGTAATCGTTATAAATCTTTTGATAGGCATAGAACGGGAAAGCAGATATACGAAGATTGGAAAGCGTCTTAGACGGGTCAATTTCACCTGTACCTAAATAATTAAAAAGCTTGTAGAAACCACTTGAACGAGCAAAACCAAACATATTATTATGATATGTAGAAGCCTGAACATTAGTAACAGCATTGTGCAAAGTCTGAAGATCAACCCAAGGAAGTTTGCGATTGAAAGTAATACTTTGAGCACTTGATGCAGCATAGTTAGGTTGATTTTCCATTGACATAATTGCTTCGTTTGAGTTTCTATACATCAAATGTAAAGGAACAAAGAACCACTCGTAATACTCACGAATACGGGTAAATGCAGAAGTGTCAACAGGTTGAGTACGGGTAAACCATTCCTGCGAAATCTTAAACTTATCACCGGGAAGGCAGAACTTCCAATAGACAGGCAGAAGTTCACCGACCTTAGCAGTGAAAGAGTTCTTGTTGCCAAGATCAAAACCAGAGCGACGAGGTTTATTCTTAATGTCGCCATACGAAAAAAGACCAGCCATAAAAATTAATCTTTAAAGTTAAACTTAAGTTGAATTATCTCCGTTTCTGAAAGAGCGTCAAGAGGTCTAACAAAAACATCAATATTTTGCGAAATACGTTTATCCTCAATTTCATATAAATACTGTTTAAAATAATGAACATAACTTTCGGGTATCCCGTCTACTGTATCATTATGAATAGACGGGAAACTCTCAATATCAATACCGTAGGCCATCAGTTATCTTTTACAATAACTTCATGCCGATAAGTAGGAGAATAGGACACATGAACAAACTTCTTCTTCTGATAATAGATCAATTGATCAAAAGGAAGATCAGATTCAGCGATAAGATCAAAGAGTGCTTTCGGGTCATCACAACGAAGATCAGCAGCCAAACCTTGCATGTGTTGCGAAGTAGAAACACCACCAACTAAGCGGTTAAGAAACGGAGTCCGGAAACCTGAAGTAACAACAATAGGCTTACCGTACTTCTCACGGACAGGGTCAAGAATCCAACGGCAAAGCAAGGTAAGACGCTGAATATCGTCCCAAGAAGGAATGTTATTTTCCTGTGCGGTAGACGCAGTTGAGATCAACTCGTCAAAACCAAAAAATTTAGGTGTATACATATCAATCGGGATTATCTAAGACTTTAATAATATCAAGCAACTCAACAACATAACCTTTACTTAAGTAGGTATTAACACAAAAGGAACTGATAACGCAACGGGTAGACTCATTACAATAATGCAAAACAGCCAAATAATAAATTTTCTTTTCCATAATATTCTAATATTTATCACATTCGGCAATCAATGCGCAATTCAAATCATTGAGATATTTGTGCTTTATACGCTGTCGATTATCTGCAGCAACCTCTGCATAGGCAGCTCGACAAAACGGAGATAAAGCCAGCACTTCACGATAAGAATTACGCATCAACTCACCGTCAGTAAGAGGATAAAAATATCTAAAATCAACCTGAGTAGACAGATAATTATTACGAGACCAAGACTCAACCTTTACAAGCTGATCATGAAGATGTTTAGCGTCCATATAGCTATAAAAGGCATAGATCGTTCGGAACGCCCTACGTAATTGACCATAAAAAGCAATATGATTAGACGGAACAGTTATCCAATGATCACAAAGATTGCGATAAGCCAAAAACAAGCGATACACAGCAGAACATCCCTCTAATTCGCTAAAATTGAGATACAAAGATAAACGACAAGCATTGTAGATGAAACGAAGCGTTTCAGGGGCATTGTCCAAACTGTGATCAACTTGCAAATATTTTTTAATAACAAAGAAAGTACGCTTAGCCTGCTCAAACAAAGTCACTTCATCGAGGAATCCAAACCTTGCGAGGACTTGAGGTATTTTAGAGACAAAGATCGCAGTTCTAACGTTAGAATCAACATCCGATACAGAAGAGCGGTCAAGGATGGGGTATAGTCGATTGATAAGCGACCGCTTAGGCCGGCAAAGTGTAGGCTTACCACCGAGAGAGAGGTAAATTCCATCAACGAACTTATCGAATACTTCTTCGTTTTCTTCGGGCTTAAAAGCTTCGATAAACGAGCGTTCCGCAAAATGCTGTGAAAAACGTCCGAATGGCGCGATTTTTCTATTACATCTATAAAACTCGGGAAGACAGTGAGAGCTATTAAGGTATCCCGCAACATACGATGAAGCGGAAGACCATACACGTTGCGTATCTGAATTACCAAAGCGCCATGTCTTATCCACAAGCTGTCCAAATACTTGGGCGAGCCGTTCCGAGTCAAAGAAAAATAGGAGATGGAAATGCGGACGGAATGTTTTAGGACCGTATTCTCCGACAGTGTACGTATGAATCTTTTCATTTGTATATTTTTTTATTTGTTGATTAATTCTTTTATGAAACAATTGAACATCTCGGTAGTTAAGGTAGGGTAACAAATCGCCCATATTAGGATATTTAACAACAGAACGACCATCAGGATAAACAGTCCTATCAAGATGTGTTTTAGCCAAGAGATCGGTAACTGCTTCATCACTGAGATTAGTAGGATAATCAAATTCTTCATCACAAAAAGACATTTTACAATTATATCCTTGAGATGTAACATACGTGTAAACATGATCACGAGGTACACAACAAAGATGGTAAGAATCATCAAGTTTATAAAACCTTGCAACAGGTATATGCTCTGTGGCATAAGTCAAAGTTACAAAGAAACAACAACGAGAAGATGCAAGCTGAATATTACAACGAAGTTCCTTCTGAATGGCTTTATTGGAAAGACACACCTCACATGTACCACATTCAACATATATGGGATCACCTGTATGTTTGTTTTTAACAATAACAGGATGCAAACAAGAGCAATATGGTTTAACTATTGGACTAATCATGTACAAAGATAAACGATAAAAATCGAAATGTGCAAGCAAACGTTTTTTTTTTAACTATAAATTAACATTAAGAACATACCTATATATATAGTGATGTCACTTTTGCTAATCATGAACAAGGAAGTTTGAATCGGAAATAACAGTTAATCCGATTTGCTTCGCACAAAAGTGAAGAGAACTACGTACCAGAATAAAATAACTATGCAGACCAACGCTTCGCTAAGACCCTTCCGGGGGACCACGGCTACGGCCCGTGGACGGCCGACGTTTTTTTCATTCTTCGCTCCCGCTCGACATAGAGATTTAGGGAGCGTGCCTGCTCCCCCCAGAGGGGCCCCCCATGCGCTGGACAGATAGAGGGGACAGGACAGAGGGTGAAGCAGGAGGGCCAAACGGCTAAGGGCCGACTCATCACGAGCCAGCCGATAGCAATTAACCAACAAAACAAACACACTACCTACGATAACGTTGACGAGTAGAGGAATAACCTTGATTATCGTCAAATTGCTCTGTCATCGAACGACCTTCACGACGGAAATTACCAAACTTCAATAGCGAACCAACAGCGTTAGAAAGACCATCAATAAACTTGCCTGCATTGTTAATACCGCGATCCCAACGTGCTTTAACGGGGTCTTGAAGCCAACGATCCATCTTACCTGTACGAAAACCAACATCATTAGAAAATTGGGAATAACCACGGTTAAAAGCAGCCTCATTCTCCTTAGCTGTACGAGTAGCGTCGATAACAGCATCGGCAGTTGAACGAGCGATTTTATTAGAAATATGCTGTCCCTGAGTACGTGCTTCAATCTCCAATCGGGAAGCAATCAAATTCTTTGCCTGTTCCTCAGAGATCACACCCTCACGAATCATATTCCAATATTGTGCACCATTCATTTGCAACTGTATGCGCTTTTCCTCGGGGAGATACATATTCAAAATCTCCTGAGC